GCTCAAGTTGTTCCCATTGACTTGTGCTATTATTTCTGCGGACCAAAATTGGACCATAGTGACGGTCCTTGCCCCATTTTGGGTTGGCTACGTCCCGGAGATGTCTTTCGTTTCACGATTGGCGGATCCGACCACCGCTCCCCCGTGTGCAGTTTGCGACAGTTGGGCCTTCGAGGCGCTGACCGAGCAAGCGGCATGGGAACGCAGCTCCGGTGGTAGTGTTGTGTTTCGTCTTTCTGTACAGTGTTCTTTATGTCCTCGTTGCCAAGGAGATTCGTGCTTTCCTTGGCGACGCCGTAATCATACCACCACATTTGATACCTATTGGTCTTCCGAGGAGCATGAATTGATGCGGAAGTCTGTGGGCTGTGGGTTGCATGCCAATGCACCCCGCAAGATCCACGATTCGAACATCTTCTTAGCCACCTACCGGCTTGACCAAAAGGATCAAAGTATTGTAAGTTTAGCACGCAACAACCTGTTTCCGTTTTGTGGGTCTCTTTTGGCCTCGTCCAGGCAAGCACCCCGCTGGTGCCTCTGCTTCAAGACGAGTGACGACGGACTCATTTCCGCCCAACCCATACAGCGCGACGTCGACGCACCTGCCGCAGACGAGGAGCCCGAGCTTGAATATAGAGTGTACACCGACGTGGATGACAAGGTGGAGGCATCTGCCATCGACGGTGTGTCACTGAAATTCGACCCGGAGTGTCCCGAGGCAGGGGCGATCGCCATTAAGCACCTTCCGGCAATAAATGAGCGCCTGTTTTACTTGAGCAGCATCGGCAACGTCGACCGGGCAATTAAGGGTCGAATCGTCGACCCTGAAGTCCCAGTCACCCTGACAAAGGAAGACAGGGCCGATATGACTGCCGTAGTAGACCGGTTTCTTGCCCATATGGACAGCGACAAACGATGCTTCATGACCATCGCGACGAGCATGTTGTTTGGAGACCTTAAATCCAAGAAGTGGACCGAACAAAGGGCCCTTAATGGATTGGAGCGTCTCCGAATGATTTATAATCCGCGATATCGGTTTAAAGGAGCCATTAAGTTGGAGCCGTCCAAGCATGGCAAGCCGCCAAGGTTCTTGTGCGCCGATGGCGATGAAGGACAAATAATGGCGTGGTTAATGATTGGCGTGCTGGAGAAATGGGTGGTGAAGCGCTACTGTAACCGAACAATTAAGGGAGCGAATCGCGGCGCCGCGATCGATCGCGTGATCAACCATCTCAAGCATGAGGTCAAGACCAATAAGACCAGCAGCCTTAGGGCCTGTGACATATTGGAGAATGACGGTACCGCATGGGACGCATGCATGAGTTTGGAACTGCGCGAGATGATCGAGAATCGCGTCATGGACAAGGTTGCCGGCTTTTTGAGCGGCTACGTGAGTTGTGACATCCCGCACACCTTCACGGAAGCTCGTCAAGCCAGCAACCGCCTCAAGACTCTCAAGGTGACTGTGGCCTGCAAGGGCTATCTTACGGACACCGCGGTGAGAAGGAAGAGGATGATCCAATCCCGCAGAAGGTCGGTTGGAAGCGCGCTTTCAGATCCATAAGGCGGTCAGGTTGTAGGGGTACTTCTATATTAAATTGGATTGCTAACATGTGCTGTTGGTCTTTTGTCATAGGCGGCGCGGACGGTGCCAAATTGGTGATTCCTAATGGGTGCAAACTACTCTGCAGAGACGGTGTAGTTCGCGTTGTCCACATGGCTTTCGAAGGAGACGATTCCATTTTGAGCCTTCGAGCCACGTCAGGCATTCCTCTTAGTGAGGAAACCCTTAGGAGTTTCAATGATGCTTGGGTCCGCCTCGGCCATCGCCCGAAGCTTTTCCATAGGAAAGCTGGGGAAGTGGCCGAGTTCTGCGGATGCAAAATCCTGGTGGATGGTGATGGCAGGGGCCTCTCATCCACTTGGACTCCGGATGTTCTCCGGGGCATCACCAACGCTGCCTACTCTTACAACAGTGCTGCGGTTGAGGCCGCCGTCAACGGAGACCGTTTGTGGCTGGCAAGGGCCGTCGCTCCCGGTCTCGTGGCTCGCGCACACGGCATGTCGCGTTTGTTTCCTTCCGTCGCAAGGGCGTTAATGAAGGCAGCGGACGCGATGAGCCCCGGGTTGGATTACGAATACAGTGTGTCCGACCGTGTGATGCTTGATGCCGAGTTTGGCGACGCACTCCCCCACATCTGGGAGGCCGACCGCAAGGATATAGAAACTAATATTGTACCATTAACATATGAGGACATGAAGACACGTACGGAGCGCTCTATCAATGAGTCTGTTGTGATCCATGGTGACTTTGAGGCTGACAACGCGGTTTTGCTGGGCGTTGTACGCACCAAAGATGACTGGTTACCGTTCCTGGATTGCATGGATTGGTGGGCTTCTGGAGCTGATGAAGCCTGCTGGAAATCAATGATAGAGGATCACATCGCTGTCGAGTGATGTGATCGGACACAACTTAAGTCATCTGCACGCTTGCATGTGGAGGGATGGTTATGGGACCATCTCGTGAATTTGGGGACGCCTTTCCTCGGAACGGGAAAGGTGAGTAGGGGGCGCCACTCCAATAGTTTGCACAGGTCCTAGCGGGATTGGAGGTTCGGGAGTAGTCTCGATCGCATTTTGCTGGTGTAGAAAAAGGAAGGCCACTGCCTGCCCCCCGAATTACCTTCTTCATCTTGCTACCCAGGCAAGGTGTATGAGCCAATTAGCGATTAGGTCCCGCCTAATGAAGGTGAAGGCCAGGGTTTGAACCTGCTAGCCGGCAGGGGATTCCCCATCGTAGGGTCCTAAGTGGATGAAAGGTTGAAGTGGG